CCACCTTGCCGCGCGCCGTCTGAGCGCCCGCCGACGCACTGAACTCCGCATGTATCCAGAGCCCATACTCGTCTTCGCGCGCTTCGGTTACCACACCGGCGACTTCCAGGACGTCGCCGCCGTGCGTGTAGTGCCGCAACATCAGCTTGACCTTGCCAGCGGGGACGCGCTCCGCAATCGTTTTTGCGAACGCGCCCGGCATGACGACGTCACCCTGCTTGTCGACCACTCCGAATACGCTGGCGTAGCCTTCAAGCCAGCCGCTATCGTCCGGGCCGAGCTTGCCGCCGAGTTCGATATGCGTGCCCTTACACCGTTTCTCCAGACGCACGCTGGCGTCCGGTTTGTCCGGCACGACGTCCGTCAGGGACTTGCCCTTGACCCCGCGCCACTGGCGATAGCAGACCGCCGCGCGCTGGTCCCGGTCACCGAACTCCGAGTCAAGGTCGGACATACAGCGCACGATGAACGCGCCTTGCGCTTCGTTCTCTTGCGGTTCGGGAATCATGTTATTCTCCGGCGAATACGGGTAGGATTGCGCACCGGCAGTTCGGGTGTATCGGCGGGTGTTCCGTATCAAACCCGACCGCATATACGCCGCCCTCGGTGCCTTCAACCGTCGACCCGGCAGCGGCATACGCCCCGTCGAGCGGGGCGCGGTTGCCGTCCAGGGCCATGCAGAACTCGCACGTTACGTCGTCTTGCGTCGTGAACCATTCAGTCGACGTCGCGCCGGCGTCGCCATACTGCGCCTTCGCGCCTTCGTTGTAGCTCCATATCGTTGCCGACCGCGCTACAGTATTCGCGTGTATCGCCGTCTCGCCGACGACCTTCGTGGTCAGGTTCCGCCTCAGTTCGTCGACCGTCCAGTTCTCACGCCGCCCCTGTTCGACGACCTCGATAGCCTTGACCCGCTGCGTATCACTCATCGCGCGCGAGGTTTCCGTCATCCATTCGTCGACTTTCGGCATCATCCGCGCGTCGAGTAGCGCCGGATCGACGTCGTCACCGAACGCCTTCGCACGCGACGCACCTCGCATCTCTTGCTGCGAGAGTTCGTAGCCGGCCACCGACATTGCCAGCGTCATCGGAAACAGCGCATCGTAGAGATCGTCGGCCCAGCGGATCACGGCGACCTCCATATCATCACCGGCCGCCGCGAGATTCACCGCGTCCTCCGCCACGGCGCGCACCGCCTTCGTCGCCGCGCGCGTATATCGCGGCAGCCATACGTCGCTGATCGCCGCGCGCTGCGCCGGGATTCCTGACGGGCTACGATGCGTCATCGTTTGCCTCCGTCCCCGTCGGGATCCGAACCGTAGCCATGCCCTGGACGTAGAACTCGCCCGCCGGGTCAACCTCGACACCGGCCATCGCCTGCGCCTGAGCCAGCGTGATAACACCGGCCTGATACAACGAACCCGCGCGGGTCGCGCGCGTATCGGCGTCCTCTTGCAGTGCCGGCAGAGAAGCCGTCTTGAACCGTATCCGCGTGTCGCCCTCACCCTCGGCACGCAAGAGCCCGCGCGTCAGGGCGCCGGCAAGCGCCCCCCAGAGCGGCATCATCGTTTCCTGGTAGAACGAACGGCGCGCCTCTTCGTAGTTCGAGTAGGTCGACCGTTCAAGCCCGATCCGCGCACCGATCAGAATCGGCGGGACACCGAAGCACATACAGATACGCGATTCATTCATCGCGTTCAGACCAGGCCAGTCGAGGTCTTTGAGCGGTTCGAGCATCTCAACGCCCGCACCTTCACCCTCAACGGTCAGCGGGTCGCCGCGCCCCTTGCCGCCGTAGGTATCCTTGAACCACGAACGGAGGTCCGTTTTCTGCTCCGTATTCATGAACGTCGGCGACTTGAATACGAGCCCGGCAACGGTCAGGTTCGCCAGCATATCGCGCATGTAATCCTGGCGCTCTTCGTCCAGCTTCACCGCACGCGACGCTACCTGCAACGGACCAAGTCCGTCGTATAGGCTGCCCGGTTTCGGGAATCGGACATACACCATATCGGCGGGGTCGACCGCGTTGACGTTGCCCTGGATTTTGTATCCCGAAATCAGCCGGGACGATTCGCTCTGCCCGAGCTGAATATCAACCTGTGACGGCGGCATCGGCCAGAGTTCGGCGGGCTTCCCGGCGTTCGAGCGCCACTTCCAGAGGAACGCCTGACCCCGCCCCATCAGGTGCGCGACCGCCTGCTGAATGAACATCGCCCAATCGTAGTCCGGATTCGGGTCGGCCAGGAGGGCGGTCAGCCAGTGGTTCTCGATCGGTTCCCATTCCTCGTCCGTCCCGCGACCGACTTCGATCTCCGGTTCCGACGCCGTCGTCGATATCTCGCGCACGCACCCATAGACAATGTCCATGACGGCGATCAGGTCTTCGAGTGCCTTGTCGCTCAGACTCGGCCATTCGCCTGCCGAGTTCGTGTGCCATAGCCCCGCCCGTTGGAGTGTCTTCGTGAGCCCGTCCCAGCCGGCCGATTTCCCGCGTAGCCATCCGAACATCTATAGACCTCCGAAGCGCACGCTGCCGCCTACTTGCGTCAGTTCCGATACAGCCCAGACGGCGGCGTCGACCCGGTTCGGTGAATCCTTCGTCGAGCCCGGAACCCAGACGCACATTTCATCCTCAAGGCGTTGTAGCGACCCGACGATATGAACCGACCCGCGCTCGAACCCCGCCACGACGGGCTCGGCACGGACGGCTTTACCTCGCGTCGCTGTTACCATCTTGAACCTCACGTTCAACTTAGCCTCCGCCAGTAGCGGGGCGATGACGTGCTCTACCATGTCGCCGCCGTAGTTCTTCTCACCTACGATTATATCCGCTTTCACGTCCTGCGCTAACGAAATCACAGTCCGCCCCCAGGTCTGCGGGGACGCCTTCACGCTACGGTCGGCGAATATGTAGACGTGCGCACCGACGACGGCAGCAGCAACGATACCGCATTCCGTCTCGCCGCCCGGCGGGTCAACGCCGACTACGATCCGAGTCGGCGACGGCGGCAGCACGTCAACTCGGCTGGCGTCGATCATCGCGCGAGTCCACAACGCAGAGGGGTCTTCGGTGCTATCCTCTGCCATAATCTCACGCTGGTAGGCGTCGGCGGTCATGTCGCTCGCCATACGCTTGAGCGCCGTGCGGCTCAGGTGCGGGTTGTCGTGCGATGTGAAATGGAACGCTTCCCATTCACCGGTCTCGTCCGCTGCCCCGCGCGCGAACAGTGCGGCGGCGAACTTGTAGCCGTGCGCGTTCTGATACGGTCGTGGCGGTGTGTAGATGAATACCGCCGTGCCGTCGTTGTCCAGTAGCATCGGGGCGCCGACTTCATTCCACGCGCTGGGCTCCATCATCTGAAGTTCGTCGAGAATCAGTTCGTCGGCGTAATCACCGCGCAACGTGTCGGCGTTCCAGGCGGTCTTGCCGCGTATCCGCTGTTTCGTCTGCGGCATCGTGATGCTATGTTCGGTCTGATTGCACACGTAGAGCCCGGCGTCGATCGGTTCCCGGAGCGCCCGTTGAACCTCGAACCAGAACGCCTGTAGCTGATCGGCGGTCGGCGCGGCGTATAGGACACGGGCGCCATCCAGAAACCGCTTGACGGCGTAGAGGCAGGCGACGGTCGTCTTGCCCCCGCGTCGGCCGGCGCGTAGAATCTTGCGCTTGGCGGGGGAGTCGAGGAACCGCCGCTGCTCAGGGTGTGGCTTCCGGAGTCGTACCGTCATCGTCGTAGACAACTCGGATCGTAACCTCGCCAGAGATAGAGCCTGAATGCTCGACGGATTTCAGGACGGCGCCGTCGGTTCGGTCGAGGAATTCACGCAGCGCACGCGGGTCGCCCTTGAGCGCGCCGGCCAGCAGTGCCTCAGCTACGGCGCGCCGGACGGCCAGCCATCGGTTAGATCCGACCTCGACTTCCTCGCCGAGCATCTTGCGTAGTTCGGCGGTGACAGACGGGATGCGGGGTCGGCCCTTCGGGTTCCCGGACTTGCCTTTCCGGAACCTGGGGCCGATCTTATTGCCCTTCTGGAACTGCGTCTTGTTTGCCGCTTGTTTACCCACGCCGTTGATTATACCGCGTGTCGGCGCGTGTGCGCTACCGAGAAAAAGAGTAGGGCGGCGCGCCAGCAGGGATCCAGCGCGCCGCCCCTGGGCCGCCGGGGAGGCGGCCGGTAGACAGGAGACAGGAAGTAACCTGTATTCTACGGCACCGGGGTCGGGCTGTCCAGTAATATCCGTAGTTACGGCGCACGATCCGCCAGCGTAAATCCCGGGCGCCCGCCATGGAGTTACGGCGGCGCGTTCGACGGCGTAAAACGTGCCCGGCGCTATGGGAATTACGACGCCGGGATCCGCACCGTAACTCCCGCCGGCAGTCCTGAGTTCTACGCCGTCGAACGCCGCGCCATAAAACGTGCCTGGTCGGTTGGGATTTGCGCCGTGAGATGTCCCGCCGTAAAACCGCCGCCGGCCCCTGCGTTTTACGGCGTCACAATCCGTGGCATAAAACGCGGCGGCGGCCGTAGGTTTTACCGCACGAGATTCCGCGAGGTAAAACGCAGCGGCAGCCCCGAGATTTACCGCGCCAGCGGCGGCGTCGTAAATCCTACGTACGCGCCCAGGAATTACGGCGTTGGATTCCGCACCGTAAAACGCGGTCGGCCGGTCAAGATTTACACCGTTGGATTCTCCGTCGTAAAAGCGATCCGACCGGCTGAGAGTTACGGCGCGAGATTCGGTGCCACAAAACGCGGCCGGCTAGTTGACGGTTACGATGTGATCGGGCGCGCTGTAAACCGTGGTCGTCGCCCTGGGAGTTACGGTGCCGGGCGGGCCGCCGTAATGCCCGTGCCGCCGATTGGGAGTTACGGTGACAAATTGGCGGCGTAAGCGCGGGCTGACCACGCTGCCCACGTTCTACCACCGTCTCTTTGCGTTCGTCTGCCATTCGTCAGTCTCCTATGGGTAAGTGTTCCACGTGGAACGTCCAGAGCGTCGGATTCGGCGGCGTGATAGTAGACGATACCGTTTGGAAGTAAACCGGCGGAACCTCGGAACCTCTGCGGAACCTTTTTCGGGGTAGGTTCCGGGGGTTAAGTCTGGTGTCTGTAGGGGTTTATGTAAACCCGCGGAACTTTCGGAACCTTTCCGGGCCTTCTCGCGTGTGTGAGCGCGCGTACGTACGCGCGTAGGCGCGCGCTCGTATACGCGTGCGCGGAAAAAGGTTCCGAAAGTTCCGCCTCTTGTAGTAAGTAGGTGTGTAGCCATCAGTTAACCCCCGGAACCTCTAGGAAAAAAGGTTCCGTTGAGGTTCCGAAAGTTCCGCGGTTTTCTCTGTTTGCTATACACTCGTGCGCTCCAGTCGGTATGAAGGATTGTTGCCTGACGTCCCGCGAAGTATCCGCCAGGTGCCTACCGGCCGGCCTGACTGCTTGCGTAACCGGCGCCCGAACGCCGTCTGACGGCCTCGCGCCGTGCGCTGCGTGATGACTTCCGAGAGCAGGTCATCGTCTTCGGCCATGTGTAGCAGCACGCCGGGTGCGACCGGGCCGTCGCCGAACGCTTCCCACCACGACTTGATGAATCCTTCCCATTGCTGGCTCTCAGGGTCGGCGGCGGCACGCCATTCGTTCTCGTTCGACCGCCAGTCCCGGAACCCGTTCGCATGTAGGATCCCGCCGATAGTTTCCGACCACGCCTCGAACCCACCGAATCGGTTCTCGTGTTTCGGTTTGCCGGCGGCGATCCAGTTCTCGACCATGCCGATCAGGGCGGCCAGGATATGGCGCCGGGATTCGGCGACGTGCGCACGGAGGTTCGGATGTAGGAACTTCCGGCGGCGTTCCGGGTGCGGGGTATCCGGCTGAAGCATAATCGGGATCGTGCGCTTGACGATTTCAGCCGAACATTCGGTATTGTTGCCCGATCCGACGACGGTCAGCGTGTTCGGCAGAGAAACGACGCGGGACGCGCCGAGTATCCGGCCCTGGTATGTAGTCGCCGTGAGCATGGACGCAAGGGATCCGCCCTCGACGGTCGGCGGGAGGTTGTCGAGATGGACGATGGTCTCGCCCTGGAGTAGCAAGGCGAGGATACGCTTGTCGCGTTCGTCGTCTCGATCCGTGATCTGCATCGCGGGGGTCGGCCGCCCGAGGATAACGCCGCCGAGCACGTCTTCGGCAAGTTTCGTTTTGCCTGTGCGTTCGAGCGGGGAGAGTAGCAGGTGCATCGGTCGGTTGCCGTCGATAGCCGGCGCGACGAGCGGAGTGAGCATGAGCCCCATGAAGTTCTGCCGACTCGCTTCGTCCTTGAACGGGAAGTCGATCAGGAGTTCGTGGAACTCTTCGGCGATCCGTGCGGTATCCCGGCACGGCGTGAGGTCGGCCAAGTCAGGCGGTTCGTCGTAATAGACGCCGTCGTGCCATCCGGGGGTGACGCGGACGAACCCTGGGCCGTAGATCGGGTATCCGACCAGAGCGTCGATATCGCGGATACGGGCGTCCTGCTGCGCGGCGGCCATGACGAGCCCGGCGTGGTCGCGGGCGCAGGGTTTGTAGACGATGATTTGCTCGCCGGCTTTCGTATACCACGCTGCGAGCTTGGCGTGTTCGTCGATAATGAGTCGGGTCCGGTCGTGGGTGAGCTCCGAGAACCGACGCACTCCGGGCTGCCCGAGTAGCTCTCCGGGGATATTGGCACGTCGGTATACGGTATTTTCGGGCAGTGCACCGATAGCGGCTGCGGTAAACATCGGACCGGACTGCTCCGTATAGACGTCGGAGGTATCTCGGTGCGGTCCGGGTATGAGAATGGGTTCGGCGCGTTTCTTGGGTGCTTCGCGCGGCTCCAGGGTGCCGGCGTCGAGTCCTGACCGGATCGTGGATTCTGCCTCGGCCTGTCCGAGCCCGACGGCGGCGGCTGCGGCTGCGAGTTCGGATTCGACGGTGGCGCGTTCGATCGATCCGGCGCCGACGAGCTGGCCGAGGTTGAACGAGGCCCGGTTCAGGGTATCGTTTCGGTTTTCGTTCGGCGTCGACTGCCGGACGGCGCGCGATTCGAGTTTCAGGGCGATCTGCCCGTATTTTTCCGTCGGCGCGCGCCCGCCGCCAGAGGGCGCAGGATCGTGCGTAAGCGGCTTATCGGTCGATAGGAGTGATAGCGGCGCTGGCATCAGTAACTCGCCGGATACGTAAGCGTAGGCGTCCGGGCGTCCATTCAAGCGGCTCGGCGGCGCGACGACGTATCCGCCGGCGGATTTCAGGTCGATACCGGGGCGAACGCCGACCCGAGATTTGATTGGCAGGCCGGGGTTCGGATGCTGATAGTAGAGGTGCCGCCCGGCGTTCGGGGTCGTAACGGTATAGGTCGCCGGGAGATCGGCAGCGGATTTCTCACCGTCGGTCTCGCCGTGCCGATCGATATCGACGACGACGATGCCGGATTCCGGGCCGGTAGCGACGCCGACGTTGTATTCCGGGACGGCAGACCACCACGCACGGATCGTTTCGGCTTCGGTCGTAGCGTCGTGGACCCCGTGCGCGGTGGCGGGGATTTTCGATCCGGGGCGTAGAGGCAGGACGCGCCAGCCCCGGGCGGCGTATTCGAGTGCGGATTCGAGCGGTGTTTTCATGGGCGCTCCGGTATAACGGCGGCCACGTCGGCGACGGACCGCGCGAGGATATAGACTCCGTTGAACTTCTCGATCATCGCCTGGAAGTCAC